CCCGGCTGTCACGCTGTCGTTTTCAACCAGAACCGATGTGACATGCAACATCCCCAGCGCGTTGCCAATCGGATCCGTCGCCGATGAGACATTCACGGTCAATGGCGTTCCCGCCGTGATCGTGAACGGCTCAGAAAAACACCGATCCACGTTACCCGCGGAATTGCCGGTGCCGATCGAAATGTTCGGTTGATGATTGACCTGCGATGTAATCACTGCGGGCGCAGCGCCCGCCGTTAGCTGACATTTCAACTGCACGCTTGCATTCGGATTCGAAAGAACGGTCGACATATGTTTTTCTCCAGGAATTGGCAGAATGGATTTAGGATAGAGAGGTCAGATGTTCGCGCGTCACAAACATGTTCACATGAATGGTCAGAATGCTCACCCACCGTTGAGTCCCCCGCCGCCATTGCTTCTGGCCCAAGGCATCATCCTCGCCCTGCGTAATTTGCCAGTCACGGACCAGACCATCCAATCCAAGCGCCGAGCCCACCTTGGCCAGCGCAATGAGCGTCTGGTACTTCAAAAGATTCACCGGACACACCCGAAGCGAGTCGCTTGTCAGGATCAACTGAAATCCCTGCTCCATCTCGGCGATCCGGCTGCTGGCGCCGAACGGTTTAAGTTTGAACTCGCCTTGCAACAGGATCGCCTCCGGCACATCCGCAGGCTGGAGCTGCGTTTTGAATCGCTCAAACGAACTGGCCGTCATGTCCACGACGTTGCCCGGCTTGACCAACGACGCCCACGCGGCATCCGCCTGAAGCGCGCCAAGAATCGCCCGCGAAACTTGTGTGAATGGATCGGTCATTTGTGGCATGGGCGTCCCGCCCATGTTCCTACAGCTCGGAAAATAATGGGCGAGACGCCCATGCCACGTTTCAGTCTAGAACTTCACAGTCGCCACGAAGATCTCGCTGGGAACTTTCAGCACCGGCAGGAACGTGTCTCCGCAAACGATCTTCACCGTCGGCGGATCGGCACTCGCCATGCCGTAAGCGAACATCCCCGCACGCGTTTCCATGCTCGACGCCACAGTCGGCTCGGCCGGCGTAATGATTCCAGCCTTGGTCGGAACAGGGTAAGTTCCTTCCAGGAACCCGATCCACGCCGTGCTCGGTTCGGGCGTGAACACAACCTGATCATCGCCGACGAGGGTCTGGCGATTGCCGTTCTGATCCATGAAGAAGCTCTGATATGCCTTGTGCCAGGTCAAACCCAGCAACGGGTTGGGAATATCAGCCGTGGCGATGTACTGCGGGCCGAAAGCATCCGGGCCATAGCTGTCGCGGAAGAAATAGTTTCCGAGGTTGGTGTTGCTCGTCAGATAGCTCGGAACATTCTTGCCGTAAAACGCGTGCTTCAACTCGTAGCCGGTCAGTTCCACCGCCGCCTGGTGCAGAGCCTGAATCTGCTTGTCGATTGTGGTCGTATTCGTCGACCACGGCGCGCTCAGAATCGGATTTCCCGTTCCAAATACGTCAAGCTGGTTTTGATTCCCCGCCGGCACGTCATACGTGACGGTCGTCTGAGCAACCGTTGAATTGGGCAGCAGATTCCCCAGGTTGTCATAGTAGATTTGGGTTTGGAACAACATGCTCGTCAGCGAACTGATTCGCAAGTTGTCCTGAGTCCACCGCGCCTCGCGGATTTGCCGGCTAACCTCATCAATTCCCATCTTCTGCTTGGCCAGCTCGTTGTAATTCAGCAGGTTGATGTAGTCCTTCACCGGAAGAACGATATTCTCCACACTGTGCAGCAGCTTCACCGCCTTGACGCCGATCTCGCGAAGCTGCCGATTTTTGGACGGCGCCCCATAAGGGGAGATCGTCGCATTGGTCCGCGAACCACTGAAAACCTTGTATTCGCCCGTATCGCCGTCCACGGTCTGATCGACCTGGAAAAACGCCGGAGGAAATGGATTCGGAATGCCGCTGACGGTGCTCTGGATGATCCCGCAAAGATTGGGCGCGCCCAGAATGTCATTGATGGAAACGTAAGCCATGGTAAGAGTCCTTAATATTGAAGGTTGTTTTGCAGGTCTAAATTCGAACTCCGAAACCCGAAACTCGAATCAAATTCGAATGTCCAAATGACCGAATGAAGCCGCGCCCTTTCGTTTCGAATTTCGAGTTTTGAATTTGATTCATCATTCGAATTTCGATTTTCGAATTTCCGCGCCTAGCCGGTAATGTCATCCAAAAACGTCACTCCCGGGCATGTCGTCCGCAGCGACGATTTCACATACGACTTCAAGCTCGGATCAGACGGATAATTCACGATCATTCCCGTATTGATCGTGCCTCCGCCGGCCAAAAGCGTGCCGCAGAATACGTCCACGCGGTTGGTATACGTTTGATCGACGATCTTCAGACCATCGGTCTCGCACAAAAGCGTGATGATGGTTTCGCTGCCATCGGTCGGCTGGATCAGCGAAAGGCTAACGGCCGCCGCAGACAGCGCGGTGCATGTGACGACGCCCGTGGTCGTATTGACGGCCGAATAAGTGACGACCTGGACCGCGACGGTTCCTGAAGCCGCGGGCGGCCCGGTCAGCTTGAACGTGCCGGTCGCGCCGATGCGCCGGACGATCTCCGCGGCCGTGTTCACGTCCGTAGTGATCGACGTCGCCCCGCTCGCCACCGCCGCCGCGGCCAGACCAAGAATGCTGTTGGCATATTTCCCGGTCGCCGTGATCCTGCCCATCGGCGTCCCAGCCCAAAGCAGCCATGTATATGGCGAATTCAGCGGATTGCTCGAATTCGTCCCGTCAATCGTCACCGGCGGCGCCCAGAACTGCGCAAATTCCCGCCCTGAATAAAAAACCTCGCGCGGCTGAGAATCATAGTTCCCCACGACGCCCGGTTTACCTTGTGGATTCGAAAACATTGTGATCCTTTCAAAGAATGTGATTTGCTGTGAATTTAAACGGGCGAAGAGCCGTCTACCCCGATACGCTGGCGATCTTGGTCATGTAATTTCGCAGTTGGTCGATCGGCGATGATTCCTCGCCCGGAATCTGCCGCGACATCGCCTGAAGACCCGTCCGTTCCCCCAGCGGAACCGGCTCGTTGTCCAGCAGAACATCCGCGACCGCCATCGCCAGGCAGCGATCCCCATGCGGATTCGCCGCCCTCGACAGAGCGAAGACATTCGCCTTCCCATCCCCGCCCCGAATCAACAAGTTGACCAGTTGATCCCTGACCGCCGGCGACAGAAATCCCCGATTGACAGCCGCGTCAAATTTCGCCGTCGCCGATTCCGCGATCGCCGCCTCCGTTTCCGGCGGCAACTGCTGCGGAACTCGCGATGAAAGATGGAAAATCTCCTCCCTCGCAACTGCCAGCTCTGCCTGCAAATCAACTGCCGAATTCGCGGCTTCGGAATTCTCCGACGATTGCAACCGCTCTATGATTCGCGAAACGCAATCCTCGGGCGCGACGTCATCGCCGATCACCCCCCGAAGTGCTTGAAATTGTTCTGCCGTGCATGGCAACGCCGTTTCTTCTCCTTCATTCGGCATTTGGCCTTCGGCAATCGGCATTTCCACAAACTGATCCTGATCCGGAACCACCGGCACCGGCGTCAGCGCCAAATGCACAATCGCCTCCCCCCACTGCCTCGCCTGACCGTCAGTGAAATCCGGATCGATGCCAACCGACACCAGATTTCTCGCCGCCATCAGCGCCGCGTCGTCGCCGATAAATTGGCACAACCCCAGCAGCCGATCCCCCTCCAGCTTGAATTCCTTGACATATCCCACGACATCCCGCGCCGCATCGGAATGATCGCAGTTGATCGGGATCGCCACTCCCGCTGCCAGTAATTCCTGTCCCGTCTCTGCCCATCGCTTCAACCGATCCCGATCGACCGCCAACGAAAATCCCTGCTCCGGATGTACATAGTTCCCCGAGTGAATCATGTCCTTCCAGAAATAACTTGCCGGCTCGCCAGCCACTTCCGCCGGCAAATCATCCGATGGCGTCACCGCCGAATCGGGCGACAAACCGGGCGCGTGGAGCTTGAATGGAGTCTTGGGTTGGGTCATGGTATTTGGGTTAATTGACAGTTCGCCGCCGAATTACGAGATAACTCGCGGCACAGAAAGTTGATCCAGTAACGCAGCCACATCAATCCTCGACGCAGCTTCGGCTTCATTCTTGGCAAGCAATGTGGTGAGAACTCCGCGAAGAACGCCGAGCCCGTCCGTTTCGATTGGCGCTGGTTCTATCGCCACCGCCCCTCGTGCGCGCTGGCCGAAGTTCAGAACCAGCAATTCATCAAGCACCCCTCGCGTAACAGCATCAGCAAGATCGCGGTCAATCAGTTCTGAATCCAGCGTCGCCGTATCCGTGTGCCTTTCCGCGTCCGCCTTGCTCCCATGCCGGGATTCCAGCCCCACACGCTCCGGCCGCAGCCAACCCCGGAAAATCAAAGCGTCGTAGTACTCCAGCACCAGCTTCATCCCCGGCGCATGATCCGCCCCCTGCGCTTCCAGCGTCGAAAGCTGCCACGGACTCTTCCCTGCCAACTCATACGCCATCCGCAAATCGCTCGACGAGGCAAACCCGTTCGGAAACATCACACTGCGACCGGCAGATACCGCATCGAGCACTTGCTGGCCGAGCCATTGATTCGGCCGTTCGGCCCCAGCGGCATCCCGGCTCGTACCTTCGGGATAATGCAACTGCACCACGATCCCAGAAACCTTTTTCATGTATTGTGCCAACCGATTGCGAATCTGTTCACTTTCCGACCAAGCCTGGCGAATATTTTCGTGACGCGAACGGCCGTACGGATTCGCTGCTTCGCCGTCGTATGAGTAAAGAAAATACTTCCCCGGCCCAAGAATGGTCGGCTGCGCGCCGACCGGCCGGTTCCGCAATCCTGCCGGATTGCCGTGATCATCCACCAAAATTTCCGTGCAATCCCAAAGAAGAGGTTTGAGCCTCGCGAGAATCCGCCGGCCATTCCGGATCTGCCAGATCTTTTCAAATCCCGCCCATCCAAATTCCAACGCCCGCAGCGCATCTCGAACCAGCGACTGCCGCAGCGGCCCAAGCACCTGTTGAGCAAAATCCACCCACTCATCCGGCACATTCGGCCTGCATTTCTTCCACTGCCATGAATTGGCGACGATCGGCGCCCAGACAATTCCCCGCACCAGCGCGTTGGTGGGATGCGCCGAAATCTGCCGGTATGTCTGGTACGTCCCGGTCGCCGCTGTGAAGAAACCGGGCAATCCACCTCCGCTTGAACTCGGGATTCCATCTCCAGTCTTTTGGGCAACCGTTGACTCACCAGGCTTCGGAACCACTTTCCGGTCCTCCCTCGGCAAATTTGCCAATCCCACGAGATCAGACCGCGGATCAAGCGAGATGGTGGGAAGTTGTGTCATGCTATGACTCATCGGCATCACTTTGAAAACCCAATCTCTCCGTCGGAAGCTACAACCAACGGTTGAATGGAATACTCCCGTTCGACGAAATATCTGAACCAGGCCAGCGAATGCTGAGCGTCGATGTTCCCCGGCCAAACCGCGCTCCGCAGGTCTTCAATCAGGCGAACGCAACTCGGATCGATTAACAAACGATTGTCCCCGCCGGCCGGCCGAAGAATCGCCCTCACCGCATTGATCGTATCCTTAATCGCCGGATTGCTTCGCGGCACCTTGTACCGTGCCGACAGGTTGTGCAGCCGGCGCTGAACGATGACCCAATCCGACTTTCCACTCGTGCTATCGCGCGCCCATCCCGTGGCATCACCGTAAATGGCCACGTTCCGCAAATCCCAGCCTCGCCGATCAGCCGCATCCAGAAACGCGTCGCATGCCGAATCGGTGTCGGTATCCGCCAGCGACAGCTCGCCGATCACGCGGACCCGGCCGCGATCGTGTTGAATAATTCCGCTGCACATTGGATCGATGTTGAAATCGAGTGACCAGCAGAGCTGCAGCGACGGATCGTATGCCGTTGGCCTAACGTGGACCACGGGATCAAAATCGCCAAACGCCCTTCCGCGGGCGATCACGAATTTCCCCAAATATTCCTGCTCGAAAATCAGCGGGTCGGGCATACGCCTCGCGGATTCGATTTCATCCGCCGGCAATATGTCCGATGAAGGCCAACTGAAACACTTCCATTCCGGATCCGTGCCACTCTGTGCCAGGCGCACGAGCTTTTCGTAGTCCGTCTGGCCCGGGGCATCCATGTCCGGAACGCCGATTAACCAGGCCCATCCCCGCCGATCCGCCAAGGCCGGACGCACATGCGCATCCCACATTCTCGGGCGGCAATTGGCCAGTTCGTCGATGATGCACCCATCCCACGGAGTGCCTTCTATCCTTTGCGGCGCTTCGAGCCCGACAACCCAAAGCTGCGCCCCCCGGGTCGTCACGATTCGCAATTGCGTTTCACTGACCGATCGGGTCCATTTCCCTGGAACCAGCGCCTTCAGATCATCCCAGTAAATCCGTCTGGCCTGGTCATGCGTCGGCGCCGCCGCGAAATAATACCCAGGCTGACCATGCCATGTTCGGCGAAAAAGGTGCTCCACGAGACGTCGCTTGGCCATCTCCGTCTTGCCGCTGCGTCGGCCCGACGGAACCAGCTTGAACCTCGTCTGATCGTGCCACAAGCGAATCTGATCGCTGTT